CGTGACTCCCGTGCACCGGAGAGGTGGCCATCAGGGACCATTACCGTCAGGGTTTATGACGATCAGCCGTTTGACCGGCAAATTGTTATTCCGGCGGTGGCATTCAGCGGTGCCAGACATGAGCGGGAGAATAACGATATTTATTCGTCATGCCGCCTGATAGTACGGAAAAACGGTGCTGAAATTTATAACCGTACCGCGCTGGATAATACGCTGGTTTACAGTGGTGTTATTGATATGCCTGCTGGTCGCGGCCACATGACGCTGGAGTTTTCTGTATCAGCATGGTGGGTAAATGGCTGGTATCCCACAGCAAGTATCAGCGATTTGCTGGTTGTTGTGATGAAGAAAGCCACTGCAGGCATCACGATTAGCTGAATTTTATAACCCCAATACGGGCGCCAGAAATGGCGCCTTTTTTATTGCAGAAAAGCGAGAGGTAATTATGCGTAAATTATGTGCTGTTATTCTGTCCGCAGTAGTCTGGCTGGTTGCCGCTGGTACGCCAGCGAGCGCAGCAGAGCATCAGTCCACACTAAGCGCCGGGTATCTTCAGACCCACACTGATATGCCAGGCAGCGATAATCTGAACGGGATTAACGTGAAATACCGTTATGAGTTTACGGACGCGCTGGGGCTGATTACGTCCTTCAGTTATGCCAATGCTGAGGATGAGCAAAAAACGCACTACAGCGATACCCGCTGGCATGAAGATTCCGTGCGTAACCGCTGGTTCAGCGTGATGGCGGGGCCATCTGTACGCGTGAATGAATGGTTCAGTGCTTATGCGATGGCAGGTGTGGCTTACAGCCGTGTGTCGACGTTCTCCGGGGATTATCTCCGCGTAACTGACAACAAGGGGAAAACGCACGATGTGCTGACCGGAAGTGATGACGATCGCCACAGCAACACGTCTCTGGCGTGGGGAGCTGGCGTGCAGTTTAACCCGACCGAATCCGTGACCATTGATATTGCTTATGAAGGTTCCGGTAGTGGCGACTGGCGAACGGATGCATTTATTGTTGGTATCGGATACCGTTTCTGACAACAGACGCCGATTTATCTTCTGTAAATATTGTTATGATACGCAGGTTCATCCGCCTTATGGGGTGAACTGCGTTTGAGGAAACGTAAAGTTACACTGTCCTGAAGCCCGTGGCGTCACTGCTGCGGGCTTTTTTTATTGGTGGAAAAGTATGACAGTAAAAATTTCTGGCGTGCTTAAAGATGGCACAGGAAAACCAGTACAGAACTGCACCATTGTGCTGAAGGCCAGACGGACCAGCAGCACGGTGGTGGTGAACACGGTGGCCTCTGAAAATCCGGATGAAGCCGGGCGTTACAGCATGGATGTTGAGTATGGCCAGTACAGCGTCACCCTGCTGGTTGAAGATTTTCCGCCTTCACATGCCGGGACCATTACCGTCTATGAAGGTTCCAGACCAGGTACGCTGAATGATTTTCTCGGCGCCATGACGGAGGATGATGTTCGTCCGGAGGCACTGCGCCGTTTTGAGCTGATGGTGAATGAAGTGGCACGTCATGCCGGAGCGTCATCACAGAGTGCAGCGGCGGCAAAGAAATCCGAAACGGCAGCAGCCTCATCGAAGAATGCGGCGAAAACCTCAGAAACGAATGCAGCTAACAGCGCACAGGCGGCAGCGGCCTCGCAGACTGCATCGGCAAACTCCGCGACAGCAGCCAAAAAATCAGAAACCAGCGCGAAAAATAGCGAGACAGCCACAAAGGCCAGCGAAAAAAACGCAAAATCCAGCCAGACGGCAGCGAAAACCAGTGAGACGAATGCCAAAGACAGTGAAGCCAACGCAAAGGTGAGCGAAACAGCGGCGGCGAACTCGGCGAAAGCATCGGCAGCAAGCCAGACGGCAGCAAAAGCAAGTGAAGATGCTGCCAGAGAATACGCAAACCAGACAGCAGAGCCGTACAGATATGTTTTACAGCCGCTGCCGGATGTGTGGATACCCTTTAATGATTCGCTGGATATGATTACGGGCTATTCTCCGGGTTATAAAAAAGTGAAGATTGGTGATAATGTGGTTCAGGTTGCCAGTGATAAACAGGTTAATTTCAGTCGCGCATCAACGGCAACATATATCAACAAATCTGGCGAACTGAAAACGGCGGAAATTAATGAGCCGCGATTTGAGTGTGATGGCCTGCTTATTGAGGGACAAAGAACGAACTTCTTCCAGAACAGTACAGACCCTTCGAAGTGGAATAAGTCAACTTCACTGGACGTTACAGAAACAGGCACAGATAGTTTCGGGTTTAATTATGGTCGGTTTGTCGTACAGGATTCGATTGTTGGTACAAGTAAAGCGCATACCATTATCGGACTGTATTCGAGTACCGGAGGGGTTGATACTTCAGGGGACGAAAAGCATGTAACTATATCCTGTCGGGTAAAAAGTGAAGTTGATAATATCGCCGTTCGTATTTTATTTGAACATTATGATGGGGAGGTAAGGACATCAATAGGAGCAGCAAACCTGAACCTTACCACCCGCATAATTAGCAAGACAGGTCAGACAAGCCGTGTTACAGCAAGGTCTGTTAAGGATGATGCAACTGGCTGGATATTTTTTGAGGCTACATTAAAAGCAGATACAACAGAAAATACGGTTGGTGGTTTTGTCCAGTATTCTCCGGATACAGGGCAGATGGTTACATCAGGGGATTATCTCGATGTAACCACTCCACAGATTGAGGCTGGTACAGGCGCATCATCTTTTATTGTTACGGGGACGGCACCGGCAACGCGGGCAAGCGATATGGTGACAGTCCCAATCAAGAATAACCTTTATAATCTTCCTTTTACGGTTCTTTGTGAGGTACATAAGAACTGGTATAAAACGCCAAATGTAGCGCCGCGTGTTTTTGATACCGGCGGTCATCAAACCGGAGCGGGGATCGTAATGGGGTTTGGTTCATCAGGTGGGTACGACGGTTTTCCGTATTGCGATATAGGTGGTTCAGACCGACGAATAAATGAAAATGCCGGGCTGGAAAAAATGCTTATTGGTATGCGGGTAAAGTCCGAACGGTCCACATGTGTAGTCAGTAACGGTAAGTTAAGCAGCGAAACTAAAACCAAATGGGAATATATCCGGAGTACAGCAACCATTCGCATTGGTGGACAAACTACAGCAGGATTACGCCATTTATTTGGGCATGTGAGGAATTTTCGTCTCTGGCATAAAGAGCTAACAGATGCGCAGCTTGGGGAGGTTGTGGAGTGAGAGATTTCACGTTGCGTTTCAGTGATAAAGCAGATTTCAGGGCATTTCTCAGGAAACTTAACTGGGAAGAGGACGAAGAGCTGCAGAATGCCGTTCTGGTTGATGAGATTGGTTTTACGTTCAGGGAGACAGATGTTTCTGATGACGGAGAACCAGAATACACGCGAAACGAAGGGTACTTTGTTAATATCCGTCTTCTTGACGATGGATTTGAGGATTCCGTGTTCCGTGAGTGGGTGGTTACACCAGAGCGCCCGCTCAGGGAGTGGTTTTAAGGATAGCAGATGGATATCACGTCGATACTTCATGCGCTTTGTGCCGTGGCGGTGCAGGTACTGGCTGGTCTTTTTACCGGAAACTGGGCTTACGGGGCGATAGCCGGTTGTACGTTCTTCATTGCGCGTGAACACACCCAGGCAGAATATCGCTGGATTGAAATGTTCGGGCATGGCAAGCGGATTAACATGCCGTGGTGGGGCGGTTTTGATCCACGTGCATGGGATGTGGCAAGCCTGATGGATTTTGCTGTGCCGGTGGTGGCGTGTCTGCTGGTCTGGCTGTTGGTTAATCGTGGGTGAAAAAGGTGAGCAGTATATGCAACGAAGGAGGAAACATCATTGCTGGCGGCATGGAAGGCATGCAGGGTGTTGCTGAACCGTGTTGATACATCAACTGCACCTGATATTGAGTGGCCTACGAACCCTGTCAGGGAGTAATCATTGGGATTATGCCGCAGCACGTCTTAAGCAAGAACGTGCTGCGGTTGGATGCTATTTTTTCCCTGAAGCGGAAAACATTACTACAGTACCTTGAACCTTGGTTTTAACATTCTCGAAATGCTCTGAGAGTATATGTGTTAAGCCTTCTTCGGAATCTTTTGTGTTTGAAAAGATGCCTTTCTGATTGTAAATGCGCATCAGTTTTTGACCGAAGCTATTGTGCACAACGCCGTCACCAAGAATTGTGGCTCCGTATAGAGTTCCATCGTCAGTTAAGGCCTGCGCCGCATTGCGTATTACACAGCTTTTTGTAGATATATTTCCAGGCAGGCAGTGAAGAAGGTAAAACATGGAAATGGAATCAAATTGACCATGTAACGCCGCGGGATAAGGATCAAAAACATCATGGCTAATTTTATGTTTAATTTTTGATTCCCCAGCCCTTGTCGATGCCGCGTTCAGGCTAGCTTCGTTCAAATCCATTAAAGATATCAGACTGCTCTCAGGTACGTGAGTAAGGTAAAACCCAGTTCCAACGCCAATATCCAGATGGTTGTTACCTAAATGTTCCAGAAAGTGTGGAAGAAGGTGTTCCTTTGTAGGACATCCCCATGCAAGCCAATTTGATACTCCCAAAACCCACCAGTCATAAAGCTTTAGGGTAAGTGGTGTGTAAATTTTAGCCCCATCATCTGTGTTTTTTTTCATTAGTTTCACCGTATTATAGTTTTATTTGTGAATTAAATCAATTATGGCGATGAATTACAAGGGGTTAAATGCTGCCGCAGCATAGCGATATTGAAATAGCCTGGTATGCTTCGATACAGCAGGAGCCGAATGGCTGGAAGACCGTCACCACACAGTTCTACATCCAGGAATTCAGTGAGTATATTGCGCCACTGCAGGATGCTGTAGATCTGGAAATCGCAACGGAGGAAGAAAGATCGTTGCTGGAGGCATGGAATAAATATCGGGTATTGTTGAATCGTGTTGATACATCAACTGCACCTGATATTGAGTGGCCGACTTCACCTGCAGAGTAA